TCAACGCCAAAGAAGAAAAAAAAGCAGTCAGTCAGACTACTAATAATCTATTCGTAGGATCTACGACTGATCTGCAAAGAATGTTACAACAACAATCCCAGAAAGATAATGTGGTTGATATTACACCGAGGTTGAATGATGAATAAACTTTAGGAATCCCAAACGTATAAATAAAAGTAAAAGGGATTACCATGACGGTTTATCATATGCACCATATTATTCCTAGACATGCTGGTGGGTCTGACAATAAAAACAACTTAGTAAAATTATCCGTAGAAGAACATGCCGAAGCGCATAGACAGTTATATCTAGAATATGGAAGATGGCAAGATAAAGTCGCATGGTTATCTTTAAGTGGTAGAATTAATTCCGAAGAGATTAGGATTATGTTGGCATCAGAGGCAAATAAAGGCCCGAGGTCGGGAAGACGGCTGAAAGCTACTTTAGAAAATGCCAAACGGGGTAATGACGTTTGGAGGGGTCAATCTCATAGCGAAGAAACCAAAAAAACCATCTCTGAAAAAAACAAAGAATATTGGGGAAATTTAAAGGTAAGACCGTGGCAAGAAATTTCTTCATTTACTATAGAAGGCAAAAGTTATAACGGGTTTAAACAAATCTGTGAAGAATACGGAATATCTAGACAGACAGTTTATAACAGAGTAAATAGTGAAAAATTCCCAGGATGGGTTAGAAATGATAAGTGATACTAGAGATTCTAAAAATGGTTATTTGGGAAATAATAATGTAAAACGTGATGGCGTTATACAGGGTTGGACAGAAGAAACAATCCAGGAATATATGAAATGCATGCAAGATCCGGCGTATTTTGCACGCACTTACTGTAAGATCATCTCACTTGATAAAGGTCTAGTTAACTTTAAGTTATACCCCTATCAAGAGAAAATGTTTCAACACTTTAACGATAATCGATTCTCAATCGTTCTTGCATGTCGTCAGTCTGGTAAGTCGATTAGCTCTGTTGCTTATTTACTTTGGTTTGCCATTTTTCACTCTGAGAAGAACGTTGCTATCCTGGCAAACAAAGGTGCAACTGCTCGTGAGATGCTTTCACGTATTACACTAATGCTAGAGAATCTACCATTTTTTTTACAACCTGGTACGAAAGCACTCAATAAAGGTTCAATTGAGTTTAGCAATAACTCTAAGATCTTTGCTGCTGCTACATCGGGTAGTTCTATTCGTGGTCAATCGGTTAACTTGCTATATCTTGACGAATTTGCATTCGTTGAAAATGCTACAGAGTTCTATACGTCAACCTATCCTGTTGTTTCGTCTGGTAAAGAGACGAAGGTTATTATTACCTCTACGGCAAATGGTATCGGTAACATCTTCTATACGATCTGGCAAGGTGCCACACAAGGCACGAATGCTTATAAACCATTCCGGGTTGACTGGTGGGACGTTCCAGGACGTGATGAAGAATGGAAGCGTGAAACAATTAATAATACATCACAACTTCAGTTTGACCAGGAATTTGGTAATACGTTCTTCGGTACTGGTGATACATTAATTGGGGCAGAAGCTCTTATGAAGATGAAAGCAATTGACCCTATTCGAATCCTAGAAGGCGGAGACATGCTTGTCTATGAAGAAGCCAAAGAAGAACACGAATATATTGTTTGTGTGGATGTTAGTAAGGGAAGAGGACAGGATTACTCTACTTTTAATGTGATCGACGTAACGTGTAGACCCTTTAACCAGGTGGCGGTTTATCGATGTAACTCTATCTCTCCAATACTCTTCCCTGATATTATTTATAAGTATGCAACTTCTTACAATCAAGCATATGTTATCGTAGAATCAAATGACCAAGGAGTATTAGTTACCCAGGGTCTATATCATGAATTAGAATATGAAAATATGCATGTATCATCTGCATTAAAATCAGATGGTGTTGGTATCGAAATGACCCGTAAAGTAAAACGACTTGGTTGTTCTGGTATTAAAGATATTATCGAGAACGATAAGCTGAAAATTAATGATACTGAAACCATTATGGAATGTTCTACTTTCGTAGCAAAGGGTCAGTCATATGAAGCAAGTGATGGTAATCACGATGACTTAATGATGAACTTAGTGATGTTTGGTTACTTTGCAACAACTGAAATGTTTGCTGATATGACCAATATCAATCTAAAGGAAATGATGTTTAAGGATCGTATGCATCAGATTGAAAATGATCTTGTTCCATTTGGATTTATCGACGATGGATCTGCAGCTATTGATGACTGGGAACAAAAAGAAAAAGATAAAGAAAATCCCTGGACAGTTGAATATGGTACGGTACATTTCTAAACTTTAATTTCTTATAAATAGAAGTAAGTGAAACTCCGTATTATGATAGACATATAATTTAACTCAAAGGGAAAGAGTCATGGCAGTATCAGAATCTCCGGCGATTACCGTAAAAGAGATTGACCTTACTGGTGTTGTTCCTAACGTTGGTTCAACAACAGGTGCCTTTGTTGGTAACTTTAACTGGGGTCCAGTTAGAGAACCAGTATTGGTTTCTGACGAAGCAGGTCTTGTCTCGGTTTTCGGTAGTCCATCAAAAACCAATAACATCGATTTTCTTTCAGCAGCGTACTACTTAAAGTACTCTAATACGCTTTATGTGGTTAGAGAAATTACGGCTGCTGCTAAAAACTCACACGATAGTGATGCAGCTTCTACACCAGTAGTAAGATCATCAACTAATTTCGATACATTAAATAATAGTCTGGATTCAGACTCGCATACATTTATTGCTAAGTATCCTGGTGATCTTGGTAACTCACTTCAGATCGCATTCTTGGACGCAGTCGACTCTGCAGATGATCCAGCATTTACTTCTTGGACCTATGCAGATAACTTCGACGGAGCTCCTATTACATCTAGTTATGCATCTAATATCGGCGCATCAAAAGATGAAATGCACGTAGTAATTGTTGACCAAGACGGTTCGTTTACAGGTACAAGAGGAACAGTTCTTGAAACATTCCCATTTGTCTCAGTTGCATCTGATGCAAAAGCAAATGATGGCACCTCAAACTATATTCTCGATGTAATTAATAACAGATCACGCTATATTTGGATGGCAGGTTTCGGTAATCAAAGCAAATTTGATTTGAATGCCGGTGAAGTTTGCACAAACGGTAAGGTCTTTAGTTCGAGCTTAGGTGCACAGACCATTTCACTAGTAAATGGCGTAAACTCTGGGGAATTAGCTCAGGGTGACTACGATACCGGTTGGGATCAGTTTGAAGATGTGGATAAAATCCAAATCGACTTTATGATTGCTCCAGGTATGGTTGGACAAACAGCACAGACTACCGTGGTTAATAACCTTGTAAGTATTGCTCAAGGTACTAGAAAAGATTGCGTAGTAGTTGCTTCCCCATCGAGAACCAACGGCCTATCAGGAACCACTACAGATATCGTTACAGAAGCTAAGACGTTTACATATTCATCTTATCTGTTCTTAGATAATAACTATCTGAAAGTTTATGATAAGTATAACGACGTATATGTTAACATTCCAGCAGCATCTTCAACTGCAGGTCTGATGGCAGCATCTGATAACAACACCGCAGCTTGGTACTCACCAGCTGGTCAAAGACGCGGTGTTTACCTGGGTGTAACAGCTCTTAATCAACAACCAAATAAAGCAAATCGTGATCTTCTGTACAGAAACGGCATTAATCCAATTGCTAATATTCCTGGACAAGGTATCCTGCTTTATGGTGATAAAACCCATATGTCACGTCCAAGCGCATTCGATCGTATTAACGTACGTCGTCTGTTCCTTGTTATTGAAAGAGCCATTGCAATTGCAGCACGTAACGTACTCTTCGAATTCAACGATGAATTCACTCGTGCAGAATTCGTTAACGTGGTTGAACCTTTCTTAAGAGAGATTCAAGGCAGACGTGGTATCACAGACTTCCGTGTTGTTGCAGATGAAACAAATAACACCCCGGCGGTTATTGACAGAAACGAATTCGTATGCTCGATCTTCATCAAACCAGCACGCTCAATTAACTTCGTGACACTAAACTTTGTCGCAGTTAGAACTGGCGTGAACTTTGAAGAAGTCGTAGGTACGGTATAATAGAGCGCTAAGGAGATAAAAAATGGTTCTCGCAGTAGACGATTTTAAAGCCAAACTAAGAGGCGGTGGCGCTAGACCAAACCTGTTCAAAGCCACCATTAACTTCCCGGCATATGCAGGGGGCGATGTAGAAGTTACATCGTTCCTCTGTGAAGCTGCACAGCTTCCTGGGTCAGTCATGGGTGTTATCACTGTACCATTCCGTGGTAGACAGCTGAAGATCGCAGGAGATCGTACATTTGATACATGGACACCAACCATTATCAACGATACCGATTTTCGTGTTCGTAATGCAATGGAACGTTGGATGAACGGGGTAAATGCTCATGCAGCAAACACTGGTCTAACAAATCCAGTTGACTATCAGGCGGATCTTCTTGTTGAACAGTTAGATAGAGATGAAACCGTTTTAAAGACATATACCTTTAGAGGTTGTTTTCCAACTACCATCTCGGCCATTGATCTGGCTTACGGTAATAATGATGATATTGAAAGATTCCAGGTTGAGTTCCAAGTTCAGTACTGGGAGTCAAATACCACTTCTTAATAAGTGGATATATAAGATTAGGCTGGGCGGAAACGCCCAGCTTCCTTAAATGATAGGATGAGAAATGGCCGATAATACAATTAAGTTGTTTGGGTTCGAAATTAAGAGAACTAAAGCACAGGAAAACGAAGATAAGAATTTAAAATCTATCGTTCCAAAAGTGGACGAAGATGGTGCTGGTTATGTAACCGCATCGGGATCACACTTCGGTCAATATATTGATATTCACGGTGATAAGTCAAAAGATAACTCGGCACTTATTCAAAAGTATCGTGGTGTTGCAATGCATCCGGAAGTTGATGCTGCTATTGAAGATATTGTAAACGAAGCGGTTTCCGGTGGTGATGAAATTGCAGTTAACCTAGACTTAGATAACGTAGATTTATCGAAATCAATTAAAACTAAGATCCAAGAAGAATTTGATGATATCCTTTATATGCTGAAATTTGGCGACCTAGGTCACGACATTTTCAGATCATGGTACGTAGATGGTAGAAATGTCTATCACCTCGTGGTTGATGAAAAAAATCCGAAAAAAGGCATCGTAGATATTCGCCCGGTTGATGCCGCAAAAGTACGTAAAGTAAAAGAAGTTATTAAAAAGAAAGATCCTATTACTGGTGCGAATATCGTCGAGGGTCAAAATGAATACTTTATCTATCAAGAAAAACCAGGTCAGCAAAATAGCGGTATTAAGCTAACGAAAGATTCTGTTGTTTATACCACATCAGGTTTGCTTGATGCTTCACAAAAACATGTAGTTTCATACTTACATAAAGCCCTAAAGCCAATCAACCAGCTGCGCATGATGGAAGATTCATTAGTAATCTATCGTCTTGCTCGTGCGCCAGAGCGTCGTATCTTTTATATTGACGTAGGTAACTTACCGAAGGGTAAAGCTGAAGAGTACATGAAAGGCATTATGACCCGTTATCGTAACAAACTTGTTTACGATGCTGGTACCGGCGAGATTAAAGATGATCGCAAGCATATGTCAATGCTTGAAGACTTTTGGTTACCTCGTCGTGAAGGTGGTCGTGGTACAGAAATCAGTACCCTGCCCGGCGGCGAAAATCTTGGGCAGATTGATGATATTCTATACTTCCAAAAAAGACTATATAGAGCATTAAATGTTCCAGTAAATCGTCTTGAACAGGAGTCACAATTTAGCTTAGGTCGTTCGTCTGAAATTACTCGTGACGAGCTTAAGTTCCAGAAGTTTATCGATCGTCTGCGTCGTCGCTTCTCTATGATGTTTAGAGAAATGTTAAAGCGTCAGCTTATTCTAAAGAACATTATTACAGAAGAAGATTGGGAAGATATTTCTAATGATCTGAACTTGGAATTCGTACGTGATAACCACTTTACAGAACTAAAAGAAGCAGAATTACTCAGAGAAAAGTTACAGTCGCTGGATCAAGTACAGCAGTACGTTGGGGAATATTTCTCAAAAGAATGGGTTATGAAAAATATTCTTCAGTTTGATGATGATATGATTAAACAAATGACCGGTCAGATTGAACAGGAAGAACCGGAAGAGCCTGAAGAACCCGTTCAGCAGGAACAACCACCTGAACCCCAGACCGGACAAAAGCATACGGTAGATATTAATGTGAATAAAGAAGAAATAGAGCTTGATATTTTAAAATCATTGGCAGATAATCTAAAATAGGTATATTATGAAGAGTCTTATCAACGAAACTCTTATAGCTCTTAACTTTAAAAAAGTATTCGAAACTTTAAAATACTTAGAAGAAAAGATTCCCAATACTCCTGGTCCGAGAGGACTCCAGGGGGATAAAGGTGAGCAGGGCTCAGTTGGTCCGCAGGGCCCAAGAGGTGATCAAGGTCCACAGGGACCAAAGGGGGATAAGGGAGATACCGGGGAGCAAGGACCACAAGGTGAACAAGGTATCCAAGGCGAACAAGGTATCCCAGGACCACAAGGTGAACAAGGTATCCAAGGCGAACAAGGTATCCCAGGACCACAAGGTGAACAAGGTATCCAAGGACCGAAAGGTGATAAAGGTGACCAGGGCGAAAAAGGAATACCAGGTGACTCTGGTCCACAAGGTGAAGTCGGACCACAAGGAGATAGAGGTCTGGAAGGTCCTGCCGGTCCAAAGGGGGATACTGGAGAACAAGGTCCACAAGGTGAAGTCGGACCACAAGGTATGCCCGGTGCTAAAGGTGATAAGGGCGATAAAGGGGATAAAGGTGATAAGGGCGACCGAGGAGAAAAAGGAGATCCGGGTCAACCTGGACCTATAGGCCCAGCAGGGGATAAAGGTGAGACAGGACCACAAGGTGAGCAAGGTCCTCCAGGTAAAGATGCTGAAGTACCAGATATTCAACCTCATATTGAAAAGGTTGAAAAGGATTTCCAACGTTGGCGTGAAAACGTAAATAAATCTCTTGCATCGCTTGGTGGCGGCGGTTCATATAAAATTCTTGATAATGCCGATGTTAAAATGTCAAAACCATCAGAAATGAATGATAATGATATTTTAATATGGGATTCGTCAATTAAGAAATTTAAGAAATTAAATATTGTTACAGTCATTAATAATATTAGAGCGGAGCTTGAGGTGCAATACGATAAGTTAGTAGATGAAGATGGTAATTATACCTATATCGGCGAGGCAGTGCCAGGCTCTGAAAAGACTGCCGCTGTTTGGCGAATTAAAAGAATTGAAGATGTTAATGGGGATCTTGAAATTAGATTTGCAAATGGTTCAGAAAATTTTGACAAAGTATGGAATGATAGATCAACCTTGACTTATTAATTATTATAAATACAAATAATTGATAGGATCCTGTCAACGTTTTAGACTTGACTACTGATTATGATAAATTAAACCAATAAGGAGAAGCTTATGGCTCTTATTACAGATCCAGATTTCCTGTCACAGGGTGCGGTAACAGCTGCTACTGGTGTGACATTCGGAACTCCAACTGGTTCCGTAGTAACAATCAGTGGTACAGGTCTTCCGGGCCTTGCAGCTGGGGATTACTTCGAAATCAGAGGAGCAAATCAACCAGAAAACAATGGTCTCTATGTAGAAACAGGTGGTGCACCAACTACTTCATCGATCACTGCAACAAAAGTTGCTGGTGATAACGGGGCAACCCCAGTTGTGGATGCTGTATCTTCAGCAACTACATTCCTTCACGATGATGACACAGTAACGGAAGAAAAATCAGTATACTTTGACGTATACAACAGAGAGATTTGGCTTCTGAAGCAGGGATCACTAACTGCAGATGGTGCTACACTTCAGGCAATTTATTCATTTGCTAAAGAAGAATGGAAAAATGACGATGACCTAATTTTCCATCCATTCCCATTCGTTGCTATTACGCCAGAACAGTTCGAACTTCAAGACGGCTGGGTATTCCATACAGGAACAGATGCAGCTAGTATTGGTGTAGGGGATACGGTACAAGATACTGAAACCCGTAAGCTAGTTCGTACTGGGGGATGGAGAGAAATTGCTGCAGATAACACGCTAAACCAAGAATGGGTTTGCGTTATTACTCTGGGTAACTTTGAAGATAACACGAACGACCTTGCATACTTCCAGCAAGGTGATGACCCAACTGATACAGCTGCAGCTCAAGACTTTACCTTTAATGGTCCGGTTAACGAAGCTATTCGTTCATACTATTATATGCCATCCGCTCTTGGTACTGTATCAATTTCGTCCAATGTAATTACAAGAACAACTGGCGATTGGACCACAGATGGTTATCGTGTTGGCGGTCAGATCACAATCACTGCTTCTGATACAGCTGGTGATCTAGGCACTTGGGAAATCACTGCTCTAACTTCAACCACTCTGACTGTTACCGGTGTGTCACTTGCAGATGATGCTGATAATACTACTTTCAGATCAGCGGTTAATAACAGAAACGTTCTAAACGTGTTCTTGAGATCAGACTATCTGTTCCAAGACGGTGATACAACTGGTAAAACTTATGCTCAACAGGCACTGTCAGACATCGGTGTTAGCGAAGTTGATAACAAAGTGTTCCGTTTCCCACTTTCGAACGTTCTTGACCTGAGCATTACTGAAACCGATGCTAATATCGGAGCGAATGCAGCTCTTGATTCTGGCACTGGTAACTATGGTGAAATCGTCGTCAAGTATTTTGATGGCGCATTTACTCGTGACGTTGATGATCCGTCTGGTTCAAACCCAAGAAGCTTTGGTATTGTTATTGAAGTTGGTGTACATACCGGTATTGAAGCAACATTCTCTGGCTCGGTTATGACAACACTTGATGGTGGTGTTAATGATAGAGGCGCTACCTACTTCGATGGCGGTAAACTATTCGTCCACGAAGGCACCAATAAAGGCACATACAATATTGTATCTCACACAGATACAACTGTAACAGTATCAGAAACCTTTACTACTGATGCTACTGGTGATGTTAGCTTTACTGTTCAGCGTGAAGATGATGTAGATGTTCGTACTAAAGCAACAACTGCTGAAATCTACGAAGCTATTCAATATAGACTTCGTCAAGATGCTAATATTAACACCCACAATTCAGCTGCTGTTGTTGGTGCTACTGCAGATGCTCTTCTCCGCTTCGTTGGTACAGAGCTAGAAGCAGGTCAAGCATTACCAACCAACCCGAATGGTGGTGGTTCTGGTGTTATCATTGAAGGTCTACTTGACCACGCTGGTTCATCTTCGAACGATTTCACATTCTTCGATAATGGTGGTACCGCAAGAACCTTCCCGTTCGTTGCTTCTGGTACTATTTCATTCAACAACAACCTGTATAACGATGCTGATGCAAAGTTCTGGATGTTCTTTACATATACGAAAAGAACCACTGGATCTTATAGCGTAACTTCTGCATCTGGTCAGACAGCAACCATTACCGGTTCTGCAAACCTTCCAGTAGTAGTTGATAACCAGTATATTCGTATTAACGGATTTGCAAACGAAGCTAATAATGGATTATATCGTGTAAACGATGCATCGCCAACGACATCTGCAATTGTTGTATATAAAGCAGATGGCACTACCTTGGTAGATGAAGGACCTACAGCATCAGTAACTATCGATGAAGATCCGATTGATTCACCGGAAGCAATTATCGTAAATGATAACGATGGTAACCCAATTACCGGTACCATTCCAGCTGCGGTAAATGGCGTATCAACAAGATCATTTACCTTTGACTACGATAACAATGCGCAGGGTGAAAGAACAGCCGGTCAAGGTGATGCAGCAGTAACAATCAGAGCGATCGGATTTGGCACTGCGGCGTTCGTGGAAACGTCAGGTACAATCGGCCAAACTGGTAACGCATTCTCACTCGTTGCGGCTCTTGAAAGAAACTACTCAAACGCAGCTTAATAGATAAGGACTAAAATATTATGAATATAGGATTGAATGAAGCAGCAGCTATTATCGGTAAAACTGCAGATGAATTGATGTTCTATCATCAAACAAATAAGATCCAGGCGGGGGTTGATCAGGAAACCCTCGCCTGGGTATTTAAACTAGAAGACGTATTAAAACTTAAGGCAGCAATTGAGGCTGCACAGAAAGAACAAACAGAAGAGGAATAAAAATTGACAGTTTCTGTTTGTGTAAGACATGAAGACGATAGCTATACTTTTTCTAGAAAAATGTTCGAAAATCAATGGTCTTACTTATTTGAAATCGTAAGACCAAATAAAATTTATATTTTACATACTCACACAGCTGAGGGATGTGAGTGGGTAAACGATCCAATTTTTAGTCAGGTTGAACTCGTTTTAATAAATAATTACTCAGAAATTCAAGAACAAATTGTTTATTTGGCACCACAAAACGGAACATACATTCAGGGTAATATATCCTTAGTTGATTATGTACACCCAGAAAGCTGTTGTTACGTATTTGGTCCTAACGACTCCTCTCTTCAAAGTTCAGAGCCAGGGGATAAGGTTTATATCCCTACCAATAATGATTGGCAATATTATAATTGGATGGTCGGCGCAATTACATTTTATGATCGGAGGGTGAAAAATGGCGCTGGTTGATAATAGAACAGCAATAGATGTTTTTAATAGTACTTTATCAACTGGTGATTATTTAGCGACCTCATCAGCAGCTATCGATACCGAGGTTTTTTACCAAGGTGATCGAAGTATTGCGGAAAATATGAATAACTCAGCACGTGCAGTAGTGTTTAATGCAGGTTCTCCGCAAGATTGGAGTAATAATATTTTTTATGTACTCATTAACTGTGGTGTTGTTGGTAACTTAACTAGTAAAGCTACTGGTGGATTTAGAATTAGATTCTGTGGCGGCGCAAACGAAGATGCAAACTATTTTGAAGTTTACGTAGGCGGTAGTGACAGTTGGCCGGCATCTTTTGCGGGTGGTTGGACTATGTTTATCGTTGACGTAGAAGAAGCTAGATCACAGGCAGTTACTAACGGTTGGACCAACGGCACAGTACCAGCAACTACAGCAATACAATGTGTAGGCTATGTTGGGATAACCACAGGTATGATTCGTACAAACGATAACACGTGGTTAAATGGTATTTGGCGATTACCTTCAGGTACACCCGGTATTCTAATCGAAGAACAAAATACTGGATCAGTAGATTGGAGCTTTGCTGATGTTTTATCAACGGCTGACGCTAACTTTTGGGGTTCATTTAGACAGGCGGCCGGCGGCGCGTATGTGTGTAATGTTCCTATTAGGTTTGGTAACGGTACTGACAGTTTAACACATGGATTTACCGATACTAACTCTACACTACTTTGGGAAGATTCTGAATATATTGTCGATGGATTTTACGGATTAGATGTAATAGGAAGCGCTACTAATACTGTTAACGTTACTTGGGGTGTTAAATCTGGAACAGGTGCTGATGCTACAGGTGCACAGGGGATCACAATTCAGTCTAACGCGGGGCAAACCGGTACAAGATGGTATTTGGATGTAAACGATACCAATATAGATTCATTCTCTGCGTTAGGTTGTTCTTTTATTAATGGCCAAATATTCAGTTTAGACCAAAGTAATGTAGAAATTATTAGTTCACAGTTTATTAACTGTAATGAAGCAATACAAAGTTTAGGGGCTAATAGTTCGCTATGGCAAAGAAACTCAGTTATTGATGCTAACACCGCTGATGGTGTGGCTTTCTTAAAAACTGTAGATTTAGATAATATTAAATATAGTACATTCGAATTCAGTGATGGTCATGCTATTGAAATTACCACACTTGGCAGTGCTCTTACGGGTGAAACCTTTTTAGGAAATAACTTTACAGGTTATAGTTCAACAACTAACTCGACAGATGCTGCAATATATAATAATTCGGGACAGAGTGTTACAATTAATGTTACTGGGGGTAACTTAGTTAATACGTCTTATAGAAACGGTACTAGTGCCTCAACTACTATTAATAATAACGTAGCTATTACTGTAACAAATATGAAAGATAACACAGAGGTCAGAGTATTTTTAACTAGCAGTATAGATACAACGCCTCCTTATACCGCACCGACAGAATTAGCCGGTATTGAAAATGCTACAGCCGGAACAACAGATGCTAGAACATTTACATTTTCAGTTGCATCTAATACCGGTATTACCATTCGAACGTTTAATGAAAACTGGATTGCAGATGATATTACAATCACCCCCACATCATCACAGGAAGTCCAAGTTGCACAAAGAAGAGACAGAGTCTTTAGTAATCCATGATAAAAACTATCATAAATACATCTAAGATGTTCAAGAATTTTAGGAGACCGTAATGGCAGGTGAACGAAATTATTTAAGAGTTCCACCAGATAGCACTGGCAAACGCGTGAAAATGAAACACAGCGCTCAAGTGCTATATAGCGGTAAATCGACGGGTGCAGCTCCGAATTATGTTTGGAGTATCGGTGAATCCTATACTATTGCTGGATTCGGCTTAATTCATATCCACAGTGCTCAAGAATTAACAAATGATACTGGTATATTAGAAGTTCATTATAATAAATCTGCAGTATATAATGGCACAGATCCTAGTCTTGGCGCTAATATTATTAGTGATGATGGTTCAACTATCGTTGCACAAGTTTCAAGCTTTAACGATATTTACGTGAATTCAAATCACATTGTGGGTCATGAGAATCCAGAATATGGTGTAGACGTTGACGCAACTGGCTCATTAAATGTTCGCTTTGCCGAGGGCCTACCGCAACTTGATGCATTTGGTAAATTAAGAACCGCCGGTAAAACTATTCTTGGTGATTATATATTCTCAGTTAGTCAGTTACCATCACAGTTTTCTACTAAAATTTGGGGTAGAGGATTATCACCAACCCCAGCTTCTTTATCATTAGATACCACAAGAAGATGCATTAAACTCGAAACCCCAGCGGTAACTTCTACCGATATTGGTAATAATGACCAAGTATATGTTGAACACACTTCTAATACATATCACCATTACTTCCCAGGTTCTAGTCACCTAGCAATTATGACTGTTGCTTGTAGTAACTCGGGTGAAGCAGGGGTTATGAAGGAATGGGGATACTTTGATGATGATAACGGATATTTCTTTAGATTAAATGAAGAGCAGACATCAGTAGCAGGTGATAACTTCGAATTGGTTGTTCGTTCATCAGCTGATGGCAATTTACGTGAAACTAGAATCGGCCGCGAATATACTAAAAAGTTTCTCTGGAATACTGGAACAAAAGTATGGGATGAGACTTCATCAGTAATTGAAGGTTGGAATGGCGATCCATTAAATGGTCAAGGTGATTCGGCGCGTACAATTGACGTAACAGATGATACGATTTATTGGGTTGATATTCAATGGCTTGGCGCAGGGCGCGTTCGTTATGGCACATATGTTCGAGGTCAACGTGTTGTTATTCACGAATATTATCACGATGATAATGGAGGGGTTCCGCACTCGCAGACTGGTTCATTACCAGTATCGTTCCGTCAATATAATATCCTAAATGCTACAGTGAACAATGCATCAGCAATGAGAGTTTGGTGTGCTTCTGTTGCAACAGAGACTACACTTGATATAAAAGGTATTGGTCGTAAACAGCTTGAAACATTTACTGCTACATTCGATCCAGCCAACCTAAATGACTGGGAAGGCACAAATGATATTGGTAAAGGTCAAATTACTGGGGTTTATGCAAATCGCGTCGGCGTTACCACTACTGGCGTATCGGGTTCAACTACTACACTAACAGTTCCTTCTTCTACAATTATAGGTCCCGGTAATACCATTAAACCTGGCTATAAATTGCATATGGTAAATAATAATGCCGGCGGTACTATTGTAATGGATACTGAGGTTGTTGAAATTGTAAACTCTACTACTATTATTGTAGACCAAGCGCCGGGTTCCCCGTTAACAGGCGTAGAAGAAATTCGTTTCCATTTGCACGTCAACGAAGAATATAATATTATTGGTATTTTATCCCCTCGTAAATTCCTTAAAGATTTAGATCCTAGCGAACTTCATGTTAATCGCACACTGTATTCTCCGAGTAATATGGAAGCATTAGCATATCATGAAAATGGGGACCCAGCGTT